TGCAATGAGAGTACCAGTCACGGGTTGGAGGGGCCAATCCGGTTTGACCCGGTTTCCCCAACCCTCTCCCCGCCTCGACGCGAGGTACCGTTTTACGAACGGCCAACGGACCGGTTGTATGCTTCGGTCAAAGCCCGCGCACTATCATCACGTGGGCCGCGACCCCACATGGTAGAGAGGTTTATTGTAGGTGACCTCACCACCTGCTGTACACATGCACGTACCCCAAATGGCAGCGTGCCCATGTGGACGCTCCGGAAAACAAGATGGGCTGCGCGAAACCACTAGCTACGCACGGCTAGGGTGACCGCCCCGAAGGAAGTGAACACGGGTGGGGACCGGCCTTCTACCAGCATCCCCCAAAGCCGCACTCCGGTGGGTCATGGCTCATACCTTTTACAACCTGCACGGGTCTGACACCGCGGCCAGTGGCCAGCCCTCAAAGGGGCCCAGGAGGGCTACATTTTACGTCTAACGCCCGAGAGACAAGACTCGCCCGCGACCTCTCCACCGACAATCCCACTACAGGATAACCCTTTCAGGCTCGGTTCGAACCAGAGTATGCGCGCCGGAACCCGGGGTCTCCAAACCCCCTGGCCCGCCAGCTGCAACCCCTACACCAACAGGCCCCCGCTTCGCCAGGAGACCCGCAACCCATCCCAGAGAGGGGGGCCCGTGGAACATTAAACTACTAACTCATGTGCTCAAGGATGACCGAACACAGCTTTCGTACCACTATAAGCCCCCAACCAGTTTCTCCTCAACCCACAAAGACACAACTCCAACGGCTGCCCGGTGCACTACACCAGCCGACTTGACCCACGTTCACGACCCGTCCCCTGGCACAAAATCGAGTGGGTCATACCACGACACCCGCGAGACATCGACAGACCTAAGCCTGAACAACACCTCCTCGATAACCTCCTGTTCGTCTGGCTCCACACCAAAAGCCAAACAAAAACTGCGCCTGGCGACCGCGGTCGGCGGAACGTAGCGGGCGGACTTCACCTCCGAGAGATCGACTCCCAAGTAACCATAGTCCCCGTGCGGGTGCAACCGCACGTCAACCCCTTCATCCGTAGCGCGCCTGAGAGACTCGGCCCACGCCCCTAGGATCGGAACTTCCCGCGCCAATGACAACTCACATAGTGATACACCCTGGAGAAACTCCAAAGCGAAACGAGGTTCCCTAAGATGAGCATGACTGGAGGTCCCTAAGCTGAGAACCTTCCTCCAATCTCTCACCATCGTCCAACCACGCGAAGTCTTGACCGGAGCCGACTGTCCAAACCGGATACCCTCAATACAATCCACTGCATGTTCGAGGACCATCTCATGTCCCGACACTTCAAGCGCTACGTCATGAAACTCTGCAACAACCCGCTGCAGCCAGCTGCGCGGGAGAAAGAGTAGTGCGTTATCACCATCAACCAGAGAGTCAAAAACAGGTACCCGAAGAGTATCCATCACCCCTGCGATGACAGCCAACATGACCAAGGTGTTACCCATGCCCGTGTTAAAGTCGCCACTAGCCCTCCCTCCCTCACGGGAGAATCTCAATCCGCAACGGGTGAACCCGAAATTCCGCAACTGTTTGTTGAGAGTTCGCTTAAGACCCGAATCACCAGGGTAGGCCGTCTCATAAACAGAGTGTTCTTGCAACAGTTGCCAAACATCGCAGTGGGCCTCGAAGGCCTTCCCGTCAACCTCAAACACGACGCAATCAGGGATGGCGCTAAACTTGCGCACTATCAGATTCGCTCGACGTCCCGGCGAAAGTCCCTTTGCCACAACCCTTGTCTTTCCAACACCGGAGGAACCAACTGTCTTCAGATTACTCCAAAGCCAGTGCTCGAATGGTTTCAGCCAAGACGCCAAGTGCAGGTTATACCTAGGAGATCTTGGGAATATCATCCTAGGTTTCGAGGTAACCCCGCCCTTGACCTTCTCAGCCTTCAGAAAAGCCTTCAGAACATGATCCGACGAGCTCAACGGACCATCTTCCAACAGCGACCTCTCCGCCTCAAGGTATCTCCTGCGCAGAAGACCCGTATAAGATTGCGCAGTGACATGGTAGGACCATCTTGACTCACTATACCGGCTAGCTACCCGTCTCAATTGCCCGAAAGCTTTCAAAACAGGCCCTCTACTAGCCTCGACTGAGCCGGGCGTGATCCCGAGAGACCTCCTCAACAGGGCAGAGGTCTCGTTGTTGGCACTCACAGCGTGGACACGGGGCACCCATACCCCTGGAACACAAGGTGTCCACGCCGTCAACATCGCTCTCTTTGAGTCTGGGAAGCCTAGCGCACGTGTCGAGTCGAGGGAAGCATCCGCACGTAAGGGTTCCGCAC